TACGGGTGATAGCACCAGATTTTAAAAATGCACTACGCTCTTTTATAGCTTCGGAAACGTATGTGCTGAGATTATTTCTCTTTACGATGTCCGCTAATAGGACACCGCCCGAATAATTCTGAAACGGAGCAGCCATTCAGATTACCTTGTTACTTTTGCGATACCCTAATCACGGATTAAGGCGTTAGTCTCACGGAAACTAACTATTTATTTTGAGCCTCTCTCTTCAGCACGGCTGCGAGATTGGGGTCCTCATTCTCCATTATAAGCTGTCGCGTCAAATTGCCAGTCTTCCAAGGGTTTTCTGAGCCACCTGACACATTTCCAACAGGAGTTGGTTTTGCCCCCATACCAGCAGCAGAACTTGGCTTGAAATGATGTTCCCAACCGCTACCAGGGTTTTTGAGACTCGTGAGATAGGCATTAAGATCCTGCTCTACGCCACCATCTATAATTACCACCTTACCTTCAGCGTTTCTTTGCAACTTACCTTGTAGTAATGACAAAGTTTGTTCTGCATTAATCGCATTAAGATTGCTGATGGCTGCAAGTGCTGTCTGTTTTGTAGATGCAACTTCATTAGAAGTTTTCATATCCTGCAACTGCTGAGACAGACTATTAATCTGTGCATCTTTATCTTGTGCAGTTTTATTAGCTTCTTCCCAAAGAGTTTTGTACTGCCCTTGATCTTCTAGCTCTTTGGTACGTTTTTCTTCTTTCTGTTTATAAACTTCGTCAAGTTTACTTTTGATACCTTGAAACTTTTCTTGTGCTTCAGCAGCTTCTTTTTGTGCAGCAGCTAATTTTGCTTCATATTCTGCTTTTACAGAATCTAAATTTGGTGCTTGTGGTTGTGTTTGTGAAGGAGTTTCAGTCACGGACTGATCAGTAGGAGCCACAGACTCAGACTGAACTACTTTTTCTTCGATTGCCATGAATTAATCAGAAAGTGGGCTTGTTGTCTTTTTCTTAGAAGGCTTTTTCTTAGCTTCTGGTTTTGGTGTTTCTACTGGAGTAGATTTTACAGCAGGAATTTCTGCTAATTCCCACTTATATGTTCCATCAGCTTGTTGAACATAATCTAGATGTTTGCCCATAAGATAAAGTACTTTAGTATTATTCTAGTACAACTTTAGATCAAAAACTACCACCGTCTAAAACTGCGTTACTATCTATTGATACTTCACCATTTGAAATTGATATACCAGTACCAGCAGTAACAGTTGCATTACTGCCAGCAGGTCCTTGCGGGCCTTGCGGTCCTGTATCACCTTGAGGACCCTGTGGTCCAGTAGCACCGTCTGATCCATTAGCACCAGCAGCACCCGTAGCACCTGTAGGAATACTAAAAGTTAATACCGCAGCATTTGCTGTTCCTACATTTGTAACACTTGCACTAGAACCTGCTGCTCCTGTAGTAACAGTTCCTATTGCTATTGTTGCAGCATTACCTGCTGGACCTTGAGGACCTGTTGCTCCTGTCGCTCCATCTGCACCATCACTTCCATTTGTACCATTAGTTCCATTTGTACCATCAGCACCTCTAGGAATTGTAAAATTAAAAACAGCAGCACTGCTTGTTCCTGTATTAGTAACACTTGCATTTGTTCCAGCATTTCCCGTTGTTGTAGTTCCTATCTCTACAGTTGCACTACCAGAACCTGTATCTCCCTGTGGTAAAACTCCAGCTAATGTTAAAGAACTTTTTGTATCATCAGTCGCTTCTTTTGATAAAGGAATACCTTCACCCCAGTTTTCTAATCTTTTCGGTCCATAAAATACTAAAGGTTTTTTCTGCACATAAAAATCACCTTCATTACCTTGTGTAGGTTCTGGTTGTTTTGATCCACTAATTATTTTATTTCCAGGATCTCCTTTTATACCTTGTGGTCCTTGAGGTCCTCTTTGCCCTTCATTACCTTTATCTCCTTTATTTCCTTTTTGTCCCTGTTCACCTTTTGGCCCTTGAATACCTTTTTCACCTTTTGGACCAGTTGGCCCTTGTATTCCAGGTTTACCCCGCTTACCATCAACAGGTTTTGGTAAGGAATCAATTTTATTCTGTAAGCGGACTAACGCTGTTACTTGAGCTAAACTTAAATCTTCTTTAGTTGCCATCGTTCATTAAAGCATTAATTAGTTTATCAACCTGCTCTGATGTTGCACCTTCACGTTTTGGCTCTTCTTCAACATTGCCTGTTTGTTCCTTCTCTTCATTAGCAGCAGGTAAGACTTCTCCTTGTACAAGAATCTGTCTAAATTCTTCTCTATCTATAACCTGTTGATCAAATAATGCTGTTAACGCTGTTACATCTTGTCCAATTAATCTCTCAATATCAAAGTCTCTACTAATTTTCACTTCAGGTGGTTCGATTCCTACATACTGTGCCGATAAGTTAAATGCTTTTTGTAACTTCTGCTCAAGTTCCATCGACACCATAGAAAGCATAGAATTTGTATCAACACGATCTAAACGTCTTGCATCAGCAGATTCTGCTACAAACTTCTGTTGTGATAGCGTACTGATACCAAGAGTAGCCATTTGCATTTGTAATTCTTTTATTTCAGCAGATTGAGCATCGAAAGCACTAGAAGCTGGCTCTACATAGTAAACTTTATTTCCTGGCTGAGTTGCCATTGCATAATTTACAGATATAGCAAGATCCTTGGTTTGGTCATCATATCCTTCCATCACAAGCATTGGCTGAGATGCAACGTGCAAACTATGTATAAGATCAGCCTGTCTTTGGAAATGTGCAAGATTTAAGTACGCAATATCAAGTAAAGGAGGTTTACTGACCATATTATCCGTTTTGCCAGAATAAATAGTAACTAAAGGTATTTCACCAAGAGAAAAATTACCTGATTCTGCTAGTTCAAAGTCTTTTTCATTTGGTGTACCCTGCATATTACCTGCGTAAGCACCATCATTCTCTTCGTACATATCTTCAACAGTTTCTTTTCTTCTAAATACACGATACTTGCCAGGTTCTATCACTCTCATCTGATCGTATATTTTTTCACCAAACTCACCATCAGGTAATACAGCTTTTTCTGCTATCCTTACCTGCACAAGATTTCCATAATTAGATTCTCTATCTAACCTCCAACCATAAATATTTGTTGGATCGACTTCTATCCAATAAGGTCTGCGATTCTGTGAACGCTCTTCAGCTAAACTTACTGCTCCTCCAGGTGCAGGATAATCAACAAGAATATGACTTTGACCATAAGTAAGAGAACACATTAATAATCTTCTTGCATATTCATCTAAATCTGACTTGCAACCATCAACATCCATCTTAAACATTTCGGTCCAATAAGGATCACCTATTAGTGTTATAGGTTTGCGAAGTACTAAACCTGTAGCTGCTCTAATTAATCTTTGTGTAAAAGGACTAAATACTGATCTGTTTACTCTTGCCATATAAGCGTCATAATCTTCTCTTGGCTCTAGCGGTAAAAACGCTTCACTGTTTTCTCTAAGATATTCTGTGCCTTCAGTAACAGCTTTCATTATTTCCCATCCTTTAATCATGTCGAGCACTGCACGATTACGAGTGAAAGGACTATCAGTACTACCGATATATGTAGTAGCGGTAATACTGGTTTTCAGCATCCCTGGTAATGCGTAGGTCATTTAACGACACCTCCATTTTCTTAATGCTAACGCCTTTCTAGTAGGTTTACCGTTTGGTTTTTTCATTGGCCCAGGCATACCCTTCATCCTTGCACAAAAAGATGCCCGTCTTTTAGCTGCTTTACTGCCAGGTTTTACTTTTCCTGTAACTGGTGCTTTTAAATTACTACCTGTGGCACGGTTATATTTGGCACGCCCTTTTGCAGTTAGACCACCAGTTTTAGACTTTTCACCTCTGCCTACACTTAAATTTACTTGTTTACGCTTTTTTCTCATTTGCCCACCTTTTTCATTGTCAGATTATGAGCTTCAGTAAAAGTTTTACCCTTTAGCATTAGCTTTTTCATTTCTTCCATATGTTTTCTGGTATGAGTACCTTTTTTCTTATGTCTAGCTAAAGCGTCTTCTTGTCTTTGAGTTAATGTTTTCATTTTTTCTTCCTCTTCTTCTTAGAACGCAATTTCTTTAAATCAGCAGAAGTGATTTTATCTCTAGGAGGTGCAACGGCAGCTAATTTACGTTGTTTACTAGAATAAGATCCCTTTGGCATTGATTTTATCTATATAAAACTATATTACCGTTAAAACGGCTAATTTACACTTATTTTTTCTTCTTTTTTCGTCTATGTTGATATGTTATCTTCTTACTTCCTGTTTTTGCACGTTTAAATCTTGCTTTTTCGGCTGGTGACATCTCTTTTGTTGTCTTAGGTGTCTTACTTGAGACACGCTTACTGGGTCTACAGGCTGGGTAACCTCGTTTTTCGCCTTTTTGACGGCCACAAGGCTTACCAGTTTTGACATCTACCCAGTTTTCTTTGAACCATCGGGTAAGACCACCACTACTTCTTGCCACTTTTTTTGGTTCCTGTGCGATAAGTACCACCACGCTTCTTATACTCTCGTACAAGCCATGCGTTAGCGTAAGCAGAAGGATAAACAGCAAATTTACGTTTAGCTTCCGCTTTTACCCTAGAGTATAACGCTTTATTTACAGGAACATTCGCCACGTTTCTTGCCTCCCTTCTTTTTCTTCTTCTTTTTCTTAGTAGTAGAATGGTACATAGTAAGAATTAGGTAGTTCTTAGTATATTCTAAACGAAGTTTGGCCTAATGTCTCTGGTTTGGCAAGGTTAAATTGCTGGAGACATAGGTATCCGAAAGCGTCAAATGCGTGGTCAACCCCTAGATTTTTGTTTGGCATACCTGTGTTCGGTGCGTATGTGAGGGTGCGGAGAGATTTTATTAATTCTTTACAGCGTGGGTGAATTAAAGTTCTGCGATCTCCTGCTGCATCATATAGTGCGGTGTTTACTGATGTAATTTTATCCCTGATTTTCCAGGGTGAGCGTGGGGAAGATACTGTAAATCCGCTTCTGCGTAGGATAGTGTGGTCCGTTGAACCTACTCCTGATGTTTTTCGGGCTGCACCTGTAGGGTCGGGGCAAGCAACTATACGTCTTTCTACTCCATATCTGTTAACAACCTCTTCTGCAAAATCCCAGGTTGTCGCACCACCCGTCATAATTATCTCGTCAAAGACGTATAAATACTCTTGGTGGCGGACTGCACATATTCCGCAAAGTGGGTCTACGTTAAAATCGACCCCTAATAAAAGTGGAGCGATGGATATGTCCTCCGCTTCGGTAGAAATGTTGGAATCTGAAAAGGAGACTGCAACGAGACCCGTGAGATTCTCGAAACTTGCCTCGAACTCCTGCTTAAATGTTCTGCTATCTAGTTGGGCCTTGGCTGCCTGGACTTCTTCTTCTGGAACGTTACCCCCGTCTATTGTTGTGAAACTCCAGCGTTTCCAATCACCTGTTTCATCTTCTGGAACGTAGCACCATAAATCATAGAACCATGATGCTGTGCCGTCTGGTGTGGAGATAAAGAGTGCCCAACCCTGTTTATCTGCGAGGGCTGGTCGGATAACTTGGAACCAGACATCGGAATCCATGAAGGCTGCTTCGTCAAGTACTACTCCAGCAAGGCTTCGACCACGCAGGGTTGTTGCGTTTTCAGTTCCCTTGAGTTCGATTAGCGATCCATTAATTAGTTCTATTTTTAAGTCGGTTTCGTTTTTAGATTGTATCCATTCTCGTGGAATTAATTTCTTTATTTCTTTCCAGGCGATGTCTTTTGCCATGCGATATGTTGGGGCACAGTAAAAATATGTTTCGCCAGGGCGTTCTATTGCTGCTTTTAGTAGTTCAATACAGGATAAATATGATTTTCCGAATCTTCTACCAGCCACTAGGACTCTAAATCGGTTTTTTGCGTTGAACACCTCCCCCTGTGCCCATCGGAGGGAGAGATTTTCGGCTGTTTTTGT